ATGTGCCACATGACCTGCAGTAGTGATGTACACTCCTGTCTCATCCACTTGGGTAATAGTTCCTTGACCTCCCCAAATGTGGTCGTTGTTATCATAGCACGTCACGACTGTTCGATTCTGTTGCATGACATTGAGAATGTATTTGTCTAGGTCTTTTACTTCTCCACTTGGACACGGAGAGAATAAAACCACGAACATCAACAGAACCAAGGTGTTAATAAACAGGCTTAGTTGTCTCATAGATGCGATTAACCTCCTTTACTTTAGAAACGGTATCCACGGTTGGGTCTGAGAATAGTACCAAACATGAAACGCATATAGACGCGATTCATCACCAGACCCGTTATAATGCATAATGGCCTCAGGCCAATTTCCGTACTCTTGATGAAGTGAATGCAACAAAGCACAACCATAGTTAGCATTTTTAGCAGCATCCCAAACATCGGGGGTTTCAGCAAACGGATGGAATCTATCGTCTATCTGAAACAACCCCTTGCCATGCCCCTGGTCAAATGATAGAGCTTGTGTATTCCATTTACTTTCTTGCCAAGCAACAGCCTGTGCCAATGTAATAGGAACCAAGTTATCGTTTGCTGCTTTCATAATTATTAAGTTAGTATCTTTCTCGTGCATTAGAACGGCGCTCCAGCTTGAAGGCTAACCAACTCTTCGTCAGTTGCTTTGCCAAGCGGCTTCACTGGCTGAAGGTCGCGGTATTTCTTGCCGTTGTATTCTCGTTCACTCAACTCGAACTCAGCCTTGAGTCCTTGAATCGGAAGAGTATCCAGGTCGATTGGACCCTTCGGGACATCCACTCCCATATTCTGTAGAGCTTGATACAGGAAGAACAAACCTTTGCCTTCCATCTGATAGAGCTTCGTGCGGCGCTCAGTTCCGTCGATAACGGTTGAGAACGAAACAAGCATCACACCTTTCTTCTCGTCGGTCTGGTAGTTGATACCCTTAACGATACCAACGTACTGTCCCGGTTCGAGACCTGATTCCACATTACTGAAATCAACTTGTGCCATATTAGTCTCCTTTGTTCTTTTTATAGAACGCGATTCCCATAACAGCACCGAATATCATGCTGAATGTTCCGAGCAAAACTGTATACAAAGTTACGCTCATTTTACTTTCCTTTCGCCATTTTGATTGTACCCTCTTTGTCAATGGGGAAGGGAAAAGTCTCATCATAAGTCGGGAAGATTCCGTTATGCTTTTCGACTTTGCCATCTTTGGTAAACTTAAAGCGATACCAATCATTGACTTTGACATGAACGCCATCTTCATCCTTTTCCAGTTCGATTTTGGCTTTGCCTTTTTCTGTCGTCAGAATCATTTCACAGTCACCTCCTTCTTTTCAGGTTCAAGAATCGTCTTCAATGTCCACCTATTATCTTTACCCTCAGTCACATCTAGCACAGTCGCTAGAGTTCGTGAAGGGTTCTTTGCCTTAATCTTTCCTGTGTTTCGAGTAATTAACTTGTACTCGATAGTGTTTCCAATCATAGTAGGCTGAATGTAGAATATTGAATCAAACTGCCCCATGACTTCGTTGATGAATTTACTTAAACCATCTAACAGAGGAAACTGTACTGTAGTTTCCCCATCCTTCTCTTCATATGCAGGACACGTCATGATTAGATTGATGTCATACATAACAGGAAAATCCCTCATCGAACGAAGAAAATTATGAATGTCTGCGTGTTCCCTATCCCATGCCGTCCACTTCCAATTATCTTTGGACTTATCAGCTTTCTTTTCGTACTCTTGAAAGAATATACGTTGAACTTCTCGTAAGCTATCAATCACAATAGTCTTAAACGGGAACTTACCTGACTTAGCCAATGCAATATTCTTTAAGTAGAAGTTCCGAATGTCTTCTGGTGTTTTAACTCGTTCGAACTCTATTCCTTCTTTGTCGTCAGGGTGAATGTTTTGCGCCCTAGCTTCTACATCCAAGAACTTAATTGGATGCTCGGCAGTAGCGGCCAAAGAAGTTTTACCATTACCCGTTGTTCCATAGATTAGTATTGTCTGCTTCATTGTTCACCCCGACAATTAATAGACGCTCTATCTAAATAGTAATTTCCATAAGAATCTTCTATTGAATATCCAGTACAATGTTTTGTTATTTTTTCATTATTACTATTTATAAATTCTACTTTTATACTAGATTTAAAAATACTTGAATGAGAATTTGCACAACCTAGACAAACAAACAGAAATATACTGACTAAAAATATTTTAATCATTGGTTACCTCCTTGACCGATAGACCATAGCATGGAGCCACGAAGGGACAGAAGCGGCATCCGTAGCCTCTGTTACGAGGAAATTGATTATTTCGTTTTGCTTCTTCAATCTTGTTACCCCAAAGTCCCAAGTCGTCAGCGAAGCGAGTAGTTTCAGACTCCGGTACAAGGATATGAACTCTTTCAAATCGCGGGCGCGTCTTAGCAGGTTTCGTACGGATGAGATTATATAAGACTTGTCGGCATCCCGTAGCGAGTGAATACCCTTTGTTCTGTTCGTCGAACTGGAACTGTTCCGCAACATCTGGCCCCCACTGTCCTTTAAACTTGTGTTCGAGAAGGATTGGTTGCCCGTTCAGTTCAGCAACGGCATCAATCTTTCCATTGAACAAATAGTCGCCTACTTGGATATTGATTTCCCTTTCCGCTTGGACAATTTTGATTCCTTTGTCTTGCACTTCAGCCCATTCGTGATAACCTTCCAAACTTTCTTTGACCTTTTGGCGGATAGCAGGTTCAACTTTTTCAATTCCGTCAAGTAAAGATTCCAATACCATTTGGGAACGGGCAATGGGGTCATTGGAATAATAGCCTTCGAGAACTTTATGCCCCACGATACCAATTTGTAGTTCTTCACCTTCTGGCTCCGGTAAGTGTTGGATGTACTTAAATTGGTATTTCTTTGGGCAATCCCGAAACGTCTTTACATTCGTGTAAGATAATCTCATAGACTCTCTCCAATGTTTTCAATTCTTCAGTCGTTACGCGAATGAAACTTTGCAAGCAACGGGCTTCTTCTAACTTTTGATTCACATCTTCTTGAGTTAGCTCTATCTTATCCGATAGCCCTTTGATTTTGTAAGAGACTTCCTGTCGAAGCCAATCCATTAAAGTCCGCCTACAATAATAGCAAATAATCCGACCAATAAATTAAACCAAGGATGTTCAGGAGTAAAAGCAAAAACCATTATGTTAGCAAATCCCATTAAATAACTAAATAATTCAGTAGGTTTCATGTTAATCTCCTTCTGTTGGTGTAAGCCCCCACCGTGCTTATACCTAGTCCCGTCAAGCGCGAACGCCGACACACCAAACTTTGCGGCCAAGCTCTGAACCTACTTAGTCTTTCCCCCTCGCGTTGGCGAGACAGGAAAGAAACCGCTTCATTGCCTAACAAGTAGAGAAGCATTTCTGCCCCTTTCAGCTACGAGGAGCCTTATTCACTTGTGGCGCGTACTTTTGGTTGAAGTCGAGTTGTCCAAGTTCTTCAAATTCATCATTCAAAAACATCCATTTCAACTGAGCTTCCTGCTTGCCTATCTTCCCGGCCTGTAATTGCTCTAGGATGTCTTTGCAAAGGTCATCGAATACTTCACCCTTCTGGGATGCCGTAGACGTTGAATCAAGGGCTTTTGTGCCGATTACAGACCCCGGCAGAAGGGTCATATTATAGGGTTCCATCCTAGCTTCATCTTCCGAGGTTATCTTTTCCTTAACCGGGCCGGTAGGGCGCGCTCCACCGTTCTTCTTGAGCCAATCATCGACGGTCATAACCCCTGCACCGTAGATGTCGGCAATGTCTCGGACGGTCTTGCCTTCCTCCCAATACATTCGAAGGATGTCGGCCTTTGCTTTATCGAGTCGTGACTTTCGCATACTGTCCTCCAACTTAGTGAGTTTTGTACGGTTAAACTAGGTATAATTGTTCCCGGTCGGGTACATTGTACGGTCTATAACCTGATTTGTACGGCTAAGAAGGCTAAACCGTACGATTATAGTTAAACCGTATAACACTCCCTAAGGTGAGAGAGATAGACATTCTCCCGGATAGCGAACTGGCCCCATGTGGGGACACCCCGCGCGGTAGTGAGTCAAACATTCTTGAACCGGGACTTCATAGAAAGACAAACCCCTTATCCCTTTTATGGGGGATAGAGGGGGTATATCTTTTTATCCCTCTTAACTCTTTTTAAGTTTATGTCTGTGTTCAGTACAAACCTTATTCGTCCACTCATTAAACATACCGATATGGAACTGTCGAGGGTCATACCTTACATCATCCTTGGGTTCAAACATTAAGTCCCAATGAGGGTTGGACTCAATTTTAACGAATGGGACATAATGACTCTCTGGTGTATAGAGCTTATCTTCGACCATTTGCAAGCTCCAATTCAGTTTCGTTTATTACCTTAACAATTTCCTTTGACCGTTTGTCGATATACTCTCGAAATTTATCTTCATCGAAAGCGGGATTCAGTCTACTTAATTGATAACTCAATTCATCCAAAAGATAATCCATTGTATCATGAGCAGGGTTATCACTCATATCTTGACCGATTGTCCAAGCAATAGCCTCTGCGATTGCAGTAAAGTGTTTCTTACTGATTGACATTGGTTTCCTCCTGTTTATGGTATCGTTTAACTCCGTCTTCTTCTTTTACCCATTTACCAACACTACCTAAGTTTCGTATAACCATTCGAACCTCATTCGGTATTCTTGTTCGTTTTGGTATATAGTGTCGTTTAATAGCCTTGATTCCTCTAGCTGTAGCAGTTTCAAGAGAACCGGCTTTTACCTTTACTTCAAATGATTTAACATATGGCTTATCGTAACGAAGCTCAATATACCAATTATTCATGCAGTTTCCCTCCCATCAATGAACTTGGTTTCACCTTCTGTTAAAGCAATGCTATCCTGCATATACTTTCCAGCTAGTGCAGCAAGAGCTTCTTCGGGAACAGTTCCAGTGAATATGACAGTGAAGGACTCTTCCCGTTTGGTCTCATAGAATCCATTCCCTCTGCCAGTGAAGTGAATGTTGTTTGTGGGAACGTCAATCAGATTCATTAAGTGTCCGATGAATTGTTCCCATTTGATATCTGACATTGGAAAGCCTTGAATGTTACGACCGATTGAAACAACTTTAGACATTTGATTCACCTCCCTTTCTCAATGTATGCAGTTCCAAGTAGTAAACTCGACAGAATCTTTTCGATTTCGAACTCAACTTCAGGTTTGTGGGCATAGAGCCGAAGTGAGTGTTCTTGTTTGTTAACTTGCCTATATTCTTCAGCCTTCATAACTTTATTCCAATCGCACCCTTCCATTTCGTACCCATCGTTATCGAGATTGTAGTAGTACATGATTGACCCCCAATTCGAATGAGCCAGAGAGAAGGCTTACTGGCGTTCAACCTTCCCCCTGGCCTCTACTATTAAGTCTACTCTTCTTTGCTGAGTTTGTCAAGCATTTGTTGTTTAGTTAATTCTGTTGAGTAGTTCGGCTTGCCTGGGTGAGTGTTCCAATACTCTAGCCATTCGATAATTGAGTTTGTGTAGACTTTCATTTTGCACCCCCTTCGAGTCTGCAAGATACTGAACAGAACACTTTTTCTCCAGCTTCCCATAATTCTCTGAGTTCGTCAATATTATCGAAGTTCATTAGTTCCATGTTTCTAAGACAGTTCGAGCATTCTACTTCTGCCATTTGTCTGTAGGTCTTCATGTCCTCACCTCCTAACGCTAGTATAGCACGGCAGGGATGACTTGTCAAGGCCCTTCTGAAGAAACTTGTCCTTAAGTATAGAAAGACCCTCAAAGATGATTCCCCATCACCTCTAGAAGTATTGTATCCCCCTTCTCTTGCCCCTACGAGCAACGCCAATACTCCCCAAGGTACTTTACCATTCCCTTCCTCCTATCTCGCAGTCCTAGGGCATTCTGATACGTTTGTACAGGTCATCACGGGTACATATAGGCACGGATGAGGGTAGTGGGGTGTTGGATGGTTCCGCTGGAGCCTGAGGGGGGGTACGGAGACCCCGCTAGGGGGTCTGGAATGTGATATATGGTCCCCACCCATAAAAAATTATACACTTTCTCCTGATTGGAGCCTGATCGCAACGTGATTGAACCCTCAAAACAGCCCGAAACTGATTTGGTACAACCGACAAAAAGGGAAGACACCCCCTTAAAAAAGCGGGACTATAATGTAAGCGAGAAGGTCCTGGCTAAGAACTCTGATGCAGGGTTGGCCTCCGCGAACGCAAGACGATCACGGATTCAGGACAAGATGAGCGAGAAACTGGACATCATCGTTAACTCGATGACCCCTGAGGAGATCACTGATGCCTCCTTTAAGGATAAGGGAACGGTTGCCGGGATCCTCTACGACAAACTCTACCGCGATCAGCGACAGCTTCCTCAGACAGCAGTTCAGATCAACATCCAGACGATGGGGCAGGACCCAACCAAGGTTGAGCCTCTCATGATCAATGTGACCCCAAACAAGGAGACAACTGACAATGTTTAACCATCTGTTTCAAATCCTATATGCCGTTGCCTGGGGGAACATGGAAGCTCATCCGATCCTAGCTGGCTTGGCGGGGAATGCTGCGATGTTCGTTCTTCACCATTTCATTCAGCATAATGACAAGTAATGAAAATACTTTTCCTCTCCCCGGACTCCTCGTTCTCGCTGGCAAAGCGGATAGAGGACGAAGGCCATACTGTCTACTGCTGGACCTCCGAGAAGGAACCCTACCAACGCGGCATCGTCAAGAATATCATCAAGGATTGGAAGACCGTTGCCCCCAAGGTCGATCTGATTATAACTGACGACGTTGTTCTCAATGACAAGGTTCTGAAGGAGATCGGCAAGCCCACGGTCTCGGGCAATGAGCTTTTTAACAAACTGGAGAACGACCGCCTCTTCGGTAAGTTTGCATTTCAGAAGGCAGGTCTTACTACAAGCGACTGTGTTCGCTTTACCGATTTCAAAAAGGCTATGGAGTTCGTTAAAGCAAACCCTGGACGTTGGGTATTCAAAGCAAATGGACAAGCCGCCAGAACCCTCGGCTTCGTCGCCAAAGATGAGTCCGGCAAAGATATGCTGGAACGGTTGGCCTTCTACGAGCAGCACATGAAGACCAATAAAAAATTATGGGACAAGAAGCTCGGTGTTGACTTTGTTCTCGAAAGAGCAGTTGATGGAATTGAGATTGCCTGCGGAGCTTATTGGGACGGGAAGGATTTTGCTGGACTCAACCTTAATTGGGAACACAAACGGTTGGGCGTGGGTAACGTGGGTATCGCTACTGGAGAAATGGGAACTGCAATCCACGCGATCTCTTCCAGTACACGTCTATACCGCGATACTCTCGCCAAGCTGAAACCCCTGCTTCAATCAAGTCCATATCATTCATACGTCGATCTAAACATGATCGTCGATAAGGACAATGCCTATGTTCTTGAAATCACTTCGCGTATGGGTTGGCCGATTGAGGCCGCTCTTGATTCTATGTCAAGCATTCGGACTTCGGAAAGGTATGTACGTTTGGCTACGAATAGTCTTCACGAAAGACCCTTCTTCAAATCCGAATGGGGAATTGCACTCACGGTAGGAACCTTCGGGTTCCCGTATGAGAAAGCCTATGAAGAATTTGGAGCCGATCAACCCTTCTCACTCCCTAAAGGAAAAGATAGACAAGTCTATCTCTACGCTGCCGATAAAGTCAATTCCCACTTGGAAACGTCTCCAAGCGGCGAGGGACTCGTTATGGTGGTGGTTGGGACAGCAGACAGTCTTGAGGCAGCACGGGATAAAGCCTATGGCGTCGTTGATGACCTGGATCTCCCGGGCAAGATGTACCGTACGGATATTGGAGAAAAAGTTAAAGAACAAGTCACCCAATTAAAAAAATGGGGATGGCTATAAAGGATGGAGTTAAATGTTCCTGCCCAACCCAAGCAATACGAATTCCTCAGGCTCCTCTTCAACGAGCGTAAAAGATTTGTTGGCTATATTGGAGGCCGTCGCGGGGGCAAAACCTTCATTGGAGCAAGAGCCGCCGCCCTCAAAGTCCTCGAATGTGAATCCCCAGGAGAAGGATGGATAATCTCTCCAACCTATCCGATGTCCGAGATTCCTATCTCAGAGTTCGAGAAGACCGGCATCATGGAGTTCTGCACGTCGAAGAACAAGAATGATCGAACATACGAGTTCCAAACACCCAAGGGGAAATTCATTGTCAGAGTCAAGACGGCTGAAGACCCTGACAAACTCCGAGGCGCAGGATTAGCGTGGATATGGATTGATGAAGCAGCTTATATCTCCAAAGAAGCATGGGACATTTTACTTGCTTGCGTCCTGGATCATAAGGGAACAATTTTCATTACTACAACTCCTAAACGTAATTGGTTGTATGATGAGTTTTATTTGGAGTCCCTAAAAGATCCTGACTATGCAATCGTCACTTCACGAAGCGATGAGAACGAAATTCTCGACAAGCACGAACTTGAGAAACTTCGAGGAAAGTATTCAACCGACTATGCCAAACAAGAACTTGATGCCGAATTCATTTCGTTCGAGGGTCTTGTCTATAAAGGCTTTGATCCCCGGTTTCATATTATCGATCCTATTCCTATCCCTGCGAATGCTAAGATATGGAGTGGACTTGATTACGGCTTTGATGATCCGTTTGTTCACCTATGGTTTGCTTTTTGGGATGGGCATTATTACCAGATTGACGAACACTATGAAGCAGGTAAGCCATACGCTGACCACGCGCATCAGATAAAGATGCGGCAGTTTGACCGCAATGTTATCTCTCGCTTCGGCGATCCATCTAACCCTCAGGCAGCTTGTGAACTTGCTCGGTACGGAATCTATGTGGTTCCGGGCAAGCGAGATATAGTCACAGGAATCCAACGTATCTCTAAACTCCTGAAGATGCGTTCAGACGGTAAACCGGGGCTTATGATCTTTAGCACCTGTGTCAATACGATCCGCGAGTACAGTAAGTATTGCTACCCGGATAACGGCAACAAAGAAATTCCAAAGGATTCGAACAACCATACAATGGATGCGTCGAAGTATTGTCTCTCTTCAGTGTATGTGGATGAAGACCCAATACAACACCGTATCTCGCAGATACCCGATAATATCTCGCCTTCGGAACGGCGCATTATCGAGCAAACAATGTCAATACCAGAAGGCCGACGAACTTTGGTACGGCCAAGAAAGAGGAGTGTGCTAGACAGCTATGACGAATGGTGAGTTAATTTTAGTAGGAGGGGCAGTTGTTCTAGTGTTGCTAATTGCATTTTACTTAGCGCACAGGTCAATGGTTCTCGTTGACAGACTGACCGATAAGATCATGTCTGAGAAAAATCCCCAAGCATTTGTAGCGTATGCCACAACTACGCCAACTAAAGAGGAGGAGAAGTTTCCTCATCAAGGAAATGGTAAAACTCCTGCTCGGACTCCTGGACAGGATGCCCTCCCGTCTTACTTGGAGGAAATTTAAGCGATGAGCTTAGAGCGGGAAGTACGAGAGTTTCCAGTTCGAAGTTGCTACTTCACACCGCTAGAAGTTCAGAACATCATTGATCTCATGGATGGATATTTGCGGTTGGCGTTCTCGACACTGGATCATGAAACAGCAATTAAAAACATTGACGAGATGATCTGGGACACAATGAAACGAGCTTATCAAAGTTTGACTGAGGAAGTATAATATGGCATTCGTTGACAAACTAGATCCAGAATTGGCGAATCAAACCAAGAAGGAAGACCTTGTAGTTCCTTACGATCTCCTTATGGATGATGACGCAGCTACGGAAGATCCCGACAAAGATGCCGCCTTAGTTGAGCGGTACTACAATGAACAACATTACTTGAAATACTTTCTTGAACGAGAATGGTATATCAACTATGCGTTCTTTCATGGTAAGCAATGGATCGCGTGGAACCGGATAACAAACAAGGTTGAAGAAATCCCTAAGACCCGACGGGGTGAAGTCAGGTCTACTTCGAATTTCATTTGGAGCAGATGTATATCAACTCATGCGAAGCTCACTGGCTCCAAGATCATGCACTACATCATGCCCCGCAAAAACAGCGAGGATGACCGCGAAGCTGCGCGTAAGGCGCATAAGATTTTGGCATGGCTTCGCGAGACTACCAACTATGATGCGAAGTGGCGTGAATGTATCTTCAATACGATTCTTACTGGAACGTGCTTTCTCAAGTTGTTCATGGATATTGTCCCAGGTGAGTTTGATACTGAGCTTGAGACTGATGAGAATGGCAACGTGGTCATGGATGAATCAGGAGAGCCGAAATATGTACAAGGTCCAAAGTTTCGAATCAATGTCGATGTTGTTACGGGCTTTGATGTCCTGGTTGATATGTCTGGAACTAACTTGGAAAATATTCGCTGGATCATGCAGATCAAACAGCGACCACTTAGCTATGTTAAGGAGAAGTATCCCAAGTATGCGGAGTACGTCCAATCAGATATTGATACACGACTAGCTCGATACTTTGAACAACGGATACAAACGATCAGTGATGCTGAAGGAACCTTCTCACAATCCAACCTCGACATTTACGCAAACGAGCCAAAGGTTACTATCAAAGAGTATTGGGAATCTCCAAGCGATAAATATCCAGATGGTCGCGTACTTACGGTGGCTAATCGGATACTTCTCAAAGCCGTAAAGAACCCAATGCCCGGTGGGAAATTCCCATTCTATCCTTTCTTCTACATCAAGAACCCAATGCGGTTCTGGGGTAGCACGTTCGTTACACACATCGTTCCCATTCAGCGCGAGTACAACAAACGGCGCTCACAGATCATTGAATCGGTTATGAAAATGGCAAAGCTCAAGTGGCTGTTGCCGAAGGGAGCCGGAGTTGAAGACTTTGCTATTGATACGGAAGTCGGAGAAATTGTCGAGTTTAACCCTGTTGCTGGAATGGCTCCTACCCAAGCTCGGATGCAACCATTACCGCCCTATGTACTCGTTGATCAAAACACGTTGATTCAAGAGATGGATATGATTCATGGTCAAGGCGACATGATGAGATCCATTCAAGGCATGGGCAAGAACGTCCGAACTATGGGCGCTGCCAACATGATCCAAGAAATGGAACAGCTTCGGATGTTCCCGACGTTCCAACAACACGATGATACACATGAAGATATCTTTAGT